GTGTATCGCCCGCCTCTATATTTTTCCCCCGGCGGAACTTTTCCGCAGAAGTTTTTGCCCCCGAGGGTTCCTGAGGAGCTTACTCGCGTAAGTGTTTGGTTTGGCAGCCGTCTCCACGCGAGTAAGCCCCTGAAGAACTTTCACTTTTCTTGACATGAACCCACTAGAAAGTAGGTGAGAACTATGCCGCCGCGCAGGCGAAGTAATCCTGAACCACGTAGTAGTGGATCAGAACCTAGGCGGCCCCGGCGTAGTACTGCAACCACTCCAGAGGGTCGTGAGAACCAACTGATTGGTCTTGCCTGGGATCTGGCAGAGCGTCAGTTGGAAGACGGAACAGCGTCTGCTCAGGTGATCTCGGCATTTCTCAAAGCCGGTTCGGCAAGAGAGAGGTTGGAGAAGGAACGGCTCGAGCATGAGAACGCTTTGCTGGAGGCCAAACGTGAAGCCCTGCTAGCCCAACAGCGGATGGAAGACGGCTACAAGCAAGTCATCAAGGCTCTCCGCTCCTACAACGGTTACGGCGAAGAAGATGATCAGTAGATCGTATTCCGAACTGATCCGACTCCCCACATTCGAGGAACGCTTCGAGTACCTTTCCCTCCGGGGGAAAGTCGGCAGAGAGACTTTCGGTTTCGATCGTTATCTCAACCAGATGTTCTACCGGTCGAGAGAGTGGAAGAGACTTCGTAACGAGATCATTGTCCGTGACAACGGATGCGACATGGGCGTCGAAGGTTTCGAGATCCACCAGGCCCTCTACATACATCACTTGAATCCGATGACTGTTGCAGACGTCGAATCCAGTGACCCGAGCATCCTTGATCCGAACAATCTCATCACGGTCACTCTGAGAACTCACAACGCCATTCACTACGGCGACGGAAAACTGGCTCCTCTGAGACCGATCGAACGCAGACCCGGCGACACGAAACTTTGGTGACCGTCATGGGCATCGAGGGAATCCATCACCTCTACGACGAATTCCAATCCGTTCCCGAAACAAAGGTGACGAGTATGACCGCCAAGAAGACTGCTAAAACCCCCGAGCCTCCCAACGAGCCGGACGTCTTCGACGAGAACAAGCTCGAAGCCGATGAAGCAGAGGCCGACTTCGACGCCGAAGAGACGAACAAGAAGGAGTCGTCCGAATGACCACTGCCTATAGCACCGTCAGTGCCAAGCTCGGCAAGGTACAGCCCGCGACTCGGTCCATATCTCGAGAGATCTTCGATGCGGCCGCAAAGGCTGGTCACGAGATCTGGTACATGTGGGGCATGGGCTCCAGCTCGGAGCACGCCACCGGCCGGGCACTCGACCTCATGGTCCACAACGAGGCGGCCGGTGACTGGATCCGCAACTACATCTGGAAGCACCGCAAGCGTCTGCGGCTCCAGCATGTGATCTGGGAACAGCACATCACTTCGACGGTCACTCAGCCCGGCGTCCGGCGCAAGATGGCTGACCGTGGAAGCGTCACCGAGAACCACTACGACCACGTCCACGTGCTGTTCTTCGCGGGCAGCTACCAGAAGCCCGGCGACTCCCCCTCCTCCCCGGACCCCTCCACCCCCACCAGGAAGACGATCGAGCAGCTGGCTCAGGAAGTCCTTCGTGGTGACTGGGGCAACGGTCCGGACCGGGTCCGCAGGCTCCTCAAGGCGGGTTACGACTTCCAGAAGGTCCAGGACCGGGTCGAAGAGCTCATGACTCCGAAGAAGGGTCAGAAGACCGTCCAGCAGGTCGCCGCCGAGGTTCTCAGGGGTCAGTGGGGCAACGACCCCGAGCGGTCGGAGGACCTGAGGGAAGCGGGCTACAACCCTGTCAACGTCCAGCGCGAAGTCAACAAGCTGATCCGGCAGGGCAAGCGCTAACTGTCAAAATGGGAGGAGGTTTCCCACATGGCCCAGAGCATACTCAACACCATCAAGAAGGTTATCGGGCTGACCGAAGACGACGACAGCTTCGATCTCGATCTCTTGATACACATCAACTCTGTGTTCGCTACTCTGACACAGCTGGGAGTCGGTCCCGAAGACGGGTTCGAGATCGAGGATGACTCGGCCTTGTGGGAAGACTTCCTCCCTGACAGGCGGTACAACTTCGTCAAGTCATTCGTCTATCTCGAAGTGAAGAGGCTGTTCGATCCTCCAGGAACATCCTTCCTCGGGGATGCGTACAAGCTGCAGAGGGACGAATACACGTATAGGATCAGCGTCCTGAGGGAGGGTGACCAATGGACCGAACCGATCTCGTTGTAGTAGCCCTCCCTCGCGAGGGAGACTACGTTCGGAAGATCTCCAGCGAGAAGGAACCGCATCTCACCCTCCTCTATCTCGGCGCAAATCCTTTTGATGCCGCCGAGATGGAACTCGTCGTCGGGCAGGTCGAGCATGCTGCATCTCAGCTCAGTCCTTTCGTACTCGAAGTCGAGAAGCGCGGGGAGCTGGGTGACCAGAATGCGGATGTTCTCTTCTTCCACAAGGAGTGGACGAAGGACATCGCTCTGTTCAGAAGTCATCTCCTTCAGAACGAGTTGATCCGGAAAGCGTATCTGATCCCGAAGCAATACCCTTCGTGGACACCACATCTCACTCTAGGGTATCCCGACAACCCGGCGAAAGACCCGATCGATCACCGAGAAGTCACCTACGTGAGCTTCGACCGTATCGCTGTCTGGGTCGACGACTCTGTAGGTCCCACGTTCGAACTCAAGTATCCGGAAACCGAGATGGCGGTAGCGATGTCTCAGATCGAAAGAGGACGTATCGCCATGGACGACCTCTACCACTACGGCGTCAAGGGCATGAAGTGGGGTGTTCGCAGAAGCGATGCCGAACTCGCCAGCGCTCCAAGCGGACCCAAGCCACGCCTATCCGAAGATGCCCGGAACGCCAACAAGCTCCACGACAAGATTCAGACCAAGGGTACCGGCTCCCTTTCCAATCAGGAGATGCGTCAGTACCTCGAGCGAATGGATCTGGAGCGTCGTTTCCAGCAGTCGATCACCTCTCCCTCGCCTCAGCAGCAGGCGATAATTGACCGAGGACACAATCAGGTCAAGAAGATGCTCGCCATAGGTAACACCATCGAGAAGACCCGCAAGTTCCTGGAAACCCCGACAGGTGAGCACGTCAAGACCGGGCTCAAGACCGCCGCTGCCGCCACCTTCGGATATTTCACAGGTGGAGTCGGTCCAGCAGCCGCAGCAGGCGCCGGAGTCGTCGTAAGGCGAATGACGCAGTAGGAAGGAGGGTGGACGATGGAACTGTCGAACACGGCGACGCCGAAGTATTACGGCGAATTCCGTGCCGCGGTTATTCGGGGAGAAATTCCTGTAAACCGGGAAATCTCACTGGAGATGAACCGTATCGACGCGCTCATCGCCAACCCGAACATCTACTACGACCCAAGACCGACCGAGGGTTTCATTCTCTATTGTGAGAATGAGCTGACGCTGACCGATGGCAGTGATCTGCATCTGTTGGACACGTTCAAGATGTGGGCCGAGCAGATTTTCTGCTGGTACTACTTCGTCAATCGAAGCGTCTACGAACCCCTTCCGAACGGTCGCGGAGGCGTTTACGTCGACAAGATCGTCAAGAAGCGTCTGACGACAAAGCAGTACCTCATCGTTGCCCGAGGTGCCGCCAAGTCGCTGTACGAGTCGTGTCTTCAGAGCTATTTCCTCAATGTGGACACGTCGACGACACATCAGATCACAACAGCTCCGACAATGAAGCAGGCCGAAGAGGTAATGTCACCGATTCGCACTTCTATCACTCGGAGCCGTGGACCTCTGTTCGCATTTTTGACAGAAGGATCACTTCAGAACACAACCGGATCAAAAGCGAACAGAGTTAAACTCGCTGCGACCAAAAAGGGTGTCGAAAACTTCCTCACCGGCTCGATGCTCGAAGTCCGTCCGATGACCATCAATAAATTGCAGGGTCTTCGGACCAAGGTCGCCACTGTAGATGAGTGGCTTTCTGGGGATCTGCGAGAGGATGTCATCGGTGCCATCGAACAGGGAGCCTCAAAGCTCGACGACTACCTCATCGTGGCTGTCAGTTCTGAGGGAACAGTCCGGAATGGCAGTGGTGACACCATCAAGCTTGAGCTTGCCGATATTCTCAAAGGTAAGTACCAAGCACCCCACGTTTCGATCTGGCATTACAAGCTGGATGAACTGGAAGAAGTCGCAAATCCGGAGACGTGGCTGAAGGCCAACCCGAATCTCGGCAAGACAGTTACTTACGACGTCTATCAGCTCGATGTCGAACGGGCCGAGAAAGCCCCAGCGGCGAGGAATGATATTCTCGCCAAGAGATTCGGGATACCCATGGAAGGCTTCACGTACTTCTTCACTTACGAGGAGACACTTCCGCATCCTCGGGCCTGGTTCGACGGTATGCCCTGCGCACTAGGTGCTGACCTTTCGCAGGGTGACGACTTCTGTGCCTTCACCTTCATGTTCCCGCTAGGCAACGGCGGGTTCGGAATCAAGACTCGTAGCTACATCACTTCTCTGACATTGATGAACCTTCCAGGCGCAATGCGGAAGAAGTATGACGACTTCATAAACGAGGGCAGCCTTCATATCATGGAAGGCACCATCCTCGACATGATGGAAGTCTATGATGATCTGGATGACTTCATCCAGAGATCTGACTATGACGTGCGCGCATTTGGTTTCGACCCCTACAACGCTAAGGAGTTCGTCACCCGCTGGGAAGCGGAGAATGGGCCGTATGGCATAGAGAAAGTCATCCAGGGGGCGCGTACAGAGTCTGTTCCGCTTGGTGAACTGAAGGCTCTGAGTGGCGAACGCTTGCTCATATTTGATCAGGATCTGATGACCTTCGCGATGGGTAATGCCATCACGATGGAAGACACAAACGGTAACCGGAAGCTTTGGAAGAAGCGCCAGGAAGCCAAGATCGACAACGTAGCCGCGATGTTGGACGCCTTCGTCGCGTACAAGCTCCATAAGGAGGCATTCGAATGAGTGGTTTCAACGGTTTCGTAGGCCGTGCCGTCGTCACCGAAAACCTGAGCAGTCTCGGTAACCGGTACACGGCTAAGATCGCTCTCGTGACCGAGGAGGGCGATCTCTGGTCTCCGTCCGGTACCAACATCGTGATGACGGGCTACGCCCCTGTCGCAGCGGACGACGTCGAGGAGACGGACACCCTTCTCGAGGCCATCGCCAAGCTCGAGGCTCGGGTCGCCGCCCTCGAAGCCTGATATTCCGTCAGGAGATCGACATGAGTGAACTCGTTCACTACGGCGTCAAGGGCATGCGATGGGGCGTCCGACGTGCGGAGCTGAACGCACCGAACCAGCAGTACTCCGCCGGAAGCAGGGCCTATGACAAGACCCAGCACGGTAAGCGAGGCGTCAAGCGCATCAACCGGCGTTTGAACCAAGGGAAGACGCTGGATCAAGCCCGAACGGCCGAAAGGCGGCGCAATGCCCGCCAGAGAACTGCTGTAGGTCTGGGCGTCCTTTTCGGACCGGAAATCGCTTCCGGCGCCCGAGTGATCGGAAACGTCATCAAACTCTCGGCAGGTGTTGCCGCTCAGTCCGTGGCAAAGCGAGCCGAGACAAACCGAGGTCGTGCCGCAGTATCCGATGCGATGGGGCTTCCCCGTCATGCGACAACCGGTCCGGACTACGCCAAGAACCGCAAGGGTGTCTACAACATCTCTTCACTCTAGCCGGAAGGAGGATGTTCGTGCCGTACAAGATCAAAGGGATGACGTCTTCGGGCGAACTCTCTCATTACGGCGTCAAGGGTATGAAGTGGGGTGTGAGGAAGTCCGAACCCTCAACTTGGACTAAGGAGCAGCGTAAAGCAGCGCGAAAGAGGCACAACGATCTCGCTGTTGCTGCCATGGAGAGCAAGTACAGAACCGGCGAAGATCTTTTTACTCGAAAGATGACCGACGAGGAGTACAACAAACTTTCGACCAAGGATCAACTGGTCAGGAAGGGTACTAACGTACGTCGAGTCACAAAGAGATCCGCCGAAACGTATGGGGAATCTACTTACGTTTCCTATACAAAATCTGATCAAAGTCTCTATCGTGCGGTCATGCCTCTGACCAACTCGAAGAACCCGTTCAAATCCGGAGGCAGCAAGTCCTACAAGCAGCACTATGAGGTGACGTTCAAAGCCGTCAACACGCTCAAATCTCCTTCGGAGAAGGCTCGTGTTGATGCGTTCATAGGTTTGATGGATACCAAGTCCATCACGTTGAAGAACGGTAAGACCGTCACCGGAAGGGAATACCTGAAGAGGAGTTACCCCAAAGAAGTGAAGCGTTTGAACTCTCATCAACTGGGACTGAGAGCGTATAAGGACTTCACCGAAATGCAGTATGCTGACACTCCTCTCAACTCAGCGTATTTCAAAGCTGTTCGTGAAAAGGGCTATAACTCGGTTATTGACGACAATGACCGCGGACATCTCTCCGAGGCTCCTCTCATCGTACTCAACCCAAACGGAACATTGAAGAAGATGAGCGTCAAGCCACTCAGTGCTGACGACGTTAATCAGGCTCTTCTCGATCTCAAGATTCCCGAAGGTAAAGAGTACAGCTAGTTTCGAACCGTCAAAATGAGAGGAGGTGAAACATGGCAGGATTGCTGTCAAAGGTGGCTGGTGTTCTCAAACACAGTTGGAGTCTGTTCACAGACGAAAATTACATAAACGGGGGCATCCATTCGCATGACCGGGGATCGGGCATCTACGGTAACCCGAATTACCGAAGGTCTGCGTTCTCTAACGAACGTTCTATCCTCGCATCTATCCATACTCGTATGGCGATCGATGTAGCAGGTATCGACATCAGACATGTCCGAGTGGACGACCAGGACCGATATCTGGAGGACATGAAAACCGACCTTCAGGAGTGCCTGACCGTCGAGCCGAACATTGATCAGGGGGCTCGTCAGTTCCGTCAGGACATAGCGATGACTCTCTTCGAAGAGGGCTGCATCGCCATAGTCCCGGTGGTCACCGATATTGATCCGACAGACAACAACGCGTTCAGTGTTCAGCAACTCCGAGTAGGAACCATTGTCGGATGGTTTCCTCAGCATGTCCGAGTCAGTCTCTACGATGACCGGTACGGCGAGAGGAAAGAAGTAACCGTTCCCAAGAGACTTGCGGCGGTTGTCGAGAACCCTCTTTATGCGGTGATGAATCAGCCGAACTCTACCCTGAAGCGTCTGCAGCGCAAGCTCAGCATGCTGGATACGGTTGACGAGATCACCAGTTCCGGAAAGCTGGACATGATCATCCAGCTCCCTTACGTCGTCAAGCATGAAGCCCGTCGGCAGCAGGCGGAACAAAGGCGTAAGGATCTGGAAGCCCAGCTGACGGGCAGCAAGTACGGTATCGCCTATGTCGACGGTACCGAAAAGATCCAGCAGCTGAACCGACCGCTTGAGAACAACCTTCTGAAGCAGATCGAATACCTCACGAATCAGTTGTACGCTCAGCTTGGTCTGACTCCTGAAGTCATGGACGGTACGGCCGATGAAAAGGCCATGCTGAATTATTTCAACAGGACTGTCGAGCCTCTCGTACAAGCGATCTCGGAAGCCATGAAGCGAACCTTCCTGTCCAAGACGGCTCGGACACAGAAGCAGTCGATCATGTATTTCCGGGACCCGTTCAAGCTCGTTCCGATGGAACAGCTTGCCGAGATCGTGGACAAGTTCACCCGGAACGAGGTTCTGGCTTCGAACGAGATCCGTGCGGCTATCGGTATCAAGCCGTCGAAGGATCCGAAGGCGGACAAGCTCATCAACAGCAACATGCCTCAGCCTCTCGAGAGCCCTGCGGTACCGCTCGATGAGTCTGCTGATATTCCGGACGACGGCGATGAAGCTCTGCAAAGTGGTCTGGACGAACTCAGTGGTGTAGTCGATTCGATCTTCTCTGATCTGGGGATCGAAGATGGATGACGAACTCGTTCACGTTTATGATCCGGAAAAGCGCCGGGCATATTACCTGAAGACTCGTCAGCTCAAGGGGCGTAAGACCGGCACTCTGGACGTGTCGAAGTCTCGTCCCCGACAGACCCAGCAGGAGCGACGTAAGCAACGACAGCGTCAACTCGAAGCTCAGGTAGCCGCATTGAGAGCGCGGCTGGAAAAGCTTCAGGAGGCGCTGAAACTTCTCACAAAGCAGGCCAAAGCTCGAAGCGGCGTCAAGACTACGGAGAAGAAGAACACATCTTCCGATTCCAAGTCGTCAAACGACCGTA